TCCTGGTCTTACCTTAGTATCAACATCGTAATTTGACGCTGCTAAAGTTTGTAATGTGTTGTCGGTATCATAATATTTGATGTGAGTAACACTAGCAACATCTCCCACTTGTAAATCAATGTAAGGAGGGAACTCATCATAAAAAATATTATAAGTTTGAGTTATTAGCCTTCGTCGTGTAAACTCTTCCACAACTGAAGTAGCAACATTAATTAACGATGTAATATAAGTATTATCATCGTCATAGTCTGAGTCTATTCTTAAAAACGCTTTAGCTTCGGATAATGAGATAACCGTTGAAGTTGGAGCAGTCTTTAAAACTAGCTTACCATAAGGCACATAGTTAGAGCCTCTTAATGTGTTGATATTGTAGTTGTAGTATTCCATTTTAAAAAATTAATGGAGAGAGTGTTTCCACTCCCTCCGTTAAAATATATAAATTACGCCTCAATTAAAGAAGCAAAAGCTGCGTCATTCTGAACAGCGTCTCCATCAATTAAAGAAGTAACAATCAATCTTGGCTCTCCAGTAGCACCACCAGTATATGGGTCGTATAGGAAGTCTAAACCACCAAATTGAGCGATGTGTACTTTAGAGAAGTCTCCGAATAAAGCGTGAGCTTTAGAAGCTGTACCAGAAGTAGCAACATTAGGAGAAACAAAACCGAAGTATCCGTTAAGCTCTTTTGTAGCGTTGTCCCAAATTGGAGAAACGCTAGAAACTTGAGCCAAACCTTTAACCGTACCGTAAGCATCAGCATCTAAAAGGTAAGCCATTCTAGCACCTTGTAGTTGTACACCAGCAGCGATAACAGCCTCTTCTAATGCTAAGTAAGCAGCAGCATCGTTAGCAGTTGAACCAGCAGCAGCGTCAGCAAAAATAGAAGTAGGCGCATTAGTTACATCAGCAGTATCTAATAACGCTTGCTCGATTGTAGCAGCGATGTTAGCAGCCATATTTCTTCTTAGAGCAGCCTCTAAAGAAGCGTTTTGAGCCATAGCCTCGTTTGATACATTAACAACAGAAATGATTTTCTTAGGAGATAATGTAAGACTTGTAGCTGTACCATTAGCAGCTCCAGCAGTTCCACCACTTTCTGGAACGAAGTAAGAGTTTACACCACTTACAACTGGAAACTTCATGTTGTTGATGCCACTATAAAAGTTAGCACCAGCAGAAGCTAAAACTAAGTTACCTTCTAATTGGTCTGTGAAAGACATAACCTCAGTACCGTTAACTGCACCAGTCTCAGCAGCAGCTCTCGATTCTAAAATCATAGAAGGAATAGCTAAACCTTTGAAGTTTTGGCCAGTCATACGAGCCTCGTTACGAGCTTCTTGGTCCATTTCTTTGTATAGACCTTCAACTTTACCAGAAACAGCTTGACGCATAGCTTCTTGGAATGAGAAAGACTCAACCTCTTTAGGTGTGTTAGTTCTTTCTTCTTTTACAGCGTTAGCTGCTTTTAGAGCTTCAAACTTCTCAGAGCGTGTAGCCATTGAGTTAAGCTCTTCTACTTTATCATTCAAAGAGTCAAACTCTACAGTCTCGTCAGATGTCAAGTCACGACCTTCTGCTGAAGATACAATGCTTTCCATTTTCTCGATAACCTCAGCTCTCTCTTCTTTGATTACTTTTGAATTTTTCATTTTATAGAAAATTAATATTAATATTTATTTTTTAAGATTGTCAAGCGCATTTTATGGAGGCTGCGCTGTTTTAAATCTTCTTCATTCTTTTGTGCCTCTATTTTTTCAGCCTCTAAACTTTCTTCTAGTTTTTTAGCCTCTTCGTTTTCTTGCCATTGTTCCATTGAACGCAAAGCTACAGAGCTTGATGCTGAGGAATATGCTGGATAAACGACGCTGGAAATATCGAATAAAGCAGATACTTTATTAATAGTTCTAATATTCATTCCGTCTTTCATCTCCCAAGAGTCATCCTCTACTATAAATGCAAAGCTAGATTGATTAATAGTACCATTCTTTAATAGCTCTACTAAATCTCTAGCTGTTGTAGTGTTAGGCATATCAGCCTCATATCTTAATCCTTTCTCATCTACCGACATTCTAAGAGTTCCGTTAGTAGTTCTAGCTAGTACATAGTTTGGGTCGTGGTTAAATAGAAATCTAACATCATCATCCATACGACCTTCAAAAGCCTCTGGAGAAATATACTCTCTAAAGCCTCCTAAATCATTTGACATAGAATTAAATACTGCTCCGTAGCCTATTACTACTGGATTCTCTCCGTCCATTCTTAACTCTAAGTCTTGGACTTCAAAAGTTCTTACTTCTTTATTTTTCATATCTATAAATTTTTCTTCTTTACCTATTTCTTTTATCTTTCTTTTAGTCCAAGAGAAGCCAACATCTCCACCCCATAAAGCCCAAGCTATACGACCAGCAGAAGGATAACCTTCGTCTCCACTATAAAATCCTTTGCCTTCTTTGTCAACTTCGTGTCGGCTAAAATATGAGAACATTCTTTTTATCGTTCTTATAGATAGGTCAACTCTGTTCTTTAAATCTCTAGCTCTTGCGACTCCTACCTCAGTTCCACCTCTTCCGAACTCCTCACGCCATTCTAGACCCTTTGTAGCCTCGTCTGCCATCTCTTGAGTTGGCTTAGTGTTTATATCCTCTAAAGCTCTCTCCTCGTCTAATTGTAAAGAGCATATAGCTAACCGTTGGTCGTCTTCGTATTCCTCAACCATAGTGTCGTCAGCCATACATCTTTCGATAAATTCCTCGTTAGACTCGTCTATATTTTTTTTAGGTATCGGCATCTATTGTTTATCTTCTTCCTCTATATCTCCAACTGGAGCGAAATTTAATGGCATAAATAACTGGTCGCCCTCTGGACCAACTCTGTTTAAGTCCTCCATTCGTCTAATCTCATTAATAGACAAAGCACCTATACTAGCCATTTCTCTATAGTACTGCGCTCTTGAAGAACTATCTCCTCTTAGTAAAGCGTTAGCGTCTAGCTTAATAGTAAACGAGCCGAACTCTGTTTCTCTAAATAGCTTTCTGTTAAGCTCTTGCTCTACCATTACCATATAAGGCATTAGAGTAAATCTTACAAAGTCAATACTCAAAGCCTCAATACTTGAATAGTTAGCAGCTTTTTCTAAGTGTCCTATTAAAGATAAAGGCACTTTAAATATTCTAGCTATCTCTTCTATCTGAAATCTACGAGTTTCTAAAAGCTGATATTTGTTAGCGTCTATATTAGTTTGCTCGAATGTCATACCCTCCTCAAGTATTGCAGTCTTACCAGCAACAAAAGAGCCACTATAGTTTTGATTCCAAGAGTTCTTTAATCTTGCTACAGCCTCCTTACTTAGTTTGCCAGGATGCTTAATAACTCCACCTACTTGAGCAGAGTTTCCAAGATAACTATTTGCTGTGTCGTTAGCAGCTATAGAAGTTGCTATAGTTGTGTTCTGTGCTTTTAATACGCTTACACCCTCACAACCGTTAAAAGATAAATTAAAGAAGTGTAACATATCCTCCTTCATTACTCCTATCTCATAGTCTTTTATATCGTAATAGATTTGACCTTCGTGCTTTATTACTTTAACATCTTGTGGGTTTATAGGTATTAACGCTAATGGCCTAGCGTTTGCGTCTCTCTCAATATAAAAATACGCATTCCCTTCTAGCAATAAGTTAGTCATTAAAGTATCAAGGAAGGTGTAAGGAGTCATATACTCGTTAGGATAACGAGCTAGTAGTTTATAAACTGGATGCGAGACATCCGTAATTTTGTCGTCGTCCTCTTCTACTCTATAAACTTTGATTGGTAAACTTGCTATAGATTCACTAATAACACGAACACAAGAAAAGACTGCGCTAAATGTTAAAGATGTGTCTCTAGTTACAGCCGTCCGATTAGCTGCGCCATAGCCTCCGAATACTGCTTTTAAAAAGTTATCTCCTCTCTTCTCAGAACGAAGGAAGTCAAATAGTCCCATAAATAGTCTGTAATTACTTTACAAATATAAGATAAATCGCAAAAGTTAAATCCAGACAATACCCCTATCGTCATAGGTAGAGTTGTCGCTGCTATCGTCATTCATATAACAACCAAGAGCCATTACAAGAGCAATCATTCCGTCTATCTTTTCGCTTGACTTACTCTTGTCCATTTTTATATTACCAGCTGGGTCTGTTTTCATAGCTAAGTTAGAACACATCCAACGAAGCACTTTATTACCAGCGTGATTAATCTGTTTGCCTAGTACGAGCTTCTCAAGTTCTTTAGTTGGTGCTGACATACTAGCAAAGCCTTGTCCGTAGCTTTCCATAGGCAATCCATCCTCTGTTAAGTCAATCACTAATTGGCTTGAGTTCCAACGGTCATAGGCTATAGACTTGATGTTTACAACCTCAGCCACTTCTTTTATTCTACGCTTAATGTAGTTGTAGTCTGTGACATCGCCCTCTGTTAGTTCCATCAATCCCTCTTTCTCCCAACCTATGTAGTCTACTTGGTCTCTTCTACTTCTTATAAAAGCATTATCCTTTGGAGCAAAGAAGTAGGGTATTACGGTAAACCTATCATCCTCTGGAATAATTAAAAGAAATGCGCTG